ACCATCGCTGAATGTCTGAGTGGTTGTTAATCCTGCCATCTAAGCCTCCTAAACTTTCTTCTTAACGACTTTTTTCTTTGGTGCTGGGGTGACACTACTTGCCGCCTCAACTGCTGCTTCAGCGACATCCTGGGTCTTCTTAATTCCGTGTCTCAGGAAGATTGCCAAAAGACTTGTGAGAGATACGTTTAAAAACTCAGCTAGGCTGATTTCCGAAGACATAAAAAGTCCTAGACTGGAAATGATTCCTGCTAGGCCCGCATATACTGTTTTACTTTTCCACATAATTATTTCTTTTCATTAATGAGCTTCTTAATACGAAGCCCAATATAAACGATTGTCAAAAGTCCGATTGTAATCTGCACGATTTCTCCTATATGCATATAAAACGATGTAATCGATCCTCCACTCGCCGCAAACACTTTGATATCATCAAAATTCACTTAGCTTTTCCCCCAATTAAAATTGCCAAAAGACAAACCAAAAAAACCAGCAGTTTATTCTGCCGCTTCTTCAGAATCGTCTGCATCCTCATCAGAATCCTCGATATCAACATCAGATTCTTCTTCAATTGGAGCGCGTTGTAGTCCCAATTGAGCTAACGCCAGGTCGCCAATATAAATAGCGTCATCTTTGTCTGATCCCCAAGCGTCCCAAGTCGGCCCCGTCACATTCAGTAAAGTTGAAACCAGAGGTGTAGTACCCCAAACGTCTTCGCCTTCGGGATTCGTAAACTTGCCCCAACCAACTACGCTGAATTGCATTCCAAATTCTTGGGCTGAGTTTAGTGATACTGCCACTTTAGAAACGTTTAGCTCTTCTGTAGGTATTGTATTTATTTCGATCATTATTCTACTCGTTAGATTCTTCTACTGGTTTCTCGATTGGCTCTGGTGTTGGTTGTGCAGCTTCCCAAGCAGCAATAACTTCAGGAGTCCAAAGTGCGTTTGCTGTTGACTGCACTGATTCAGCTTCTTCACTGACATCATCTCCCGGTGAAACAACGTGACGGTGAAATGACCGTGACACTTCTTTACTTACACCATTTTCATCAGTGTCAATAATTACTGTGTCTGTGCGTACTGAGATGTCGCATAGCTGTCCTACCGTCATCTCTCCGATTACTATTTGTTTGAGTAAGCTCATTGTTAAAAATTATTTAATTAAACTTTATAGGTGCCAGTAAACATTATGTACCTGCCAGACGCATTTGCTGAGTTGGCTGAAGCAGTTGAATTTGCGGCTGTGAAATAACCCGTTGCTGTGTTCACAGAAAAATAACCAGTGCTGGCAGTCGGACAATAAGTGTTATGGTAAGTGAAAAAGCCACCGTAAGCACTTGCGTTCACCGTAAACGGCAACCCGGTAATAACTGCCGCACTTCCGTCTGACGTTAGGCTTCCCGAATAATACCAAACGTGAACAGTGTCACCTATTCGCGTGTAGTATCCTGTGACGTTTGCGACAGTGGCCGGGATCGCACCTCCAAGAGTAGCGGTCCAAGTGCCAGATTCAAAGTGGTTAAGAGTGGTACTTGTGGCAGTCGCACCCGATGCACTTGTGTTCGTTTGTGAGAACGCTATGCCGCCCGTAAATGTGGCTAGGCCCGCATCAGAAATTGTAACAACCGCAGCCCCGTCATCTGGTGCTATGAGCAAATCTTGCGAGTTATAATTTGAACCAATTGACCAAACATTATCGGGTGAAGTTGCTGTATTTACTAAACGTATTCTTGAAGACGAATTGTCGGTCCCAGTAATTGTGGTTGCATTATTAATCGAAACGAGTCCCGCCGAAGAAATCGCCATCCTCTCCGTTCCGTTCGTCAAAAACTTGTAAGCAAGCCCCGCAGAACCGGCGTTGTTTTTGGTGTTAAAATTAGCAGCACCACCTTTGCAATTCATCCAAATACTATCGCTATTTGCTGAACGAATTACTTGAAGACCGCTTTCAAAAGTGTCATCAACTCCGGCTTTTACAGTTACAAGTCCCGCCGCTGAAATCGTCATTCGAGTCGCTACAGTTTCTGAGCCACTTGGAGTGGTTCCAAACTCTAACCGAGTCGGTGAACTCGTTGCTGTCCAATCCGCACCATCAGCGGCACATCGGATTCTTGCCGCCGTGTCGTTATTTGCATCAGCTCCACCGAACTTAATATCACCGACAGCATTACCATCAGCGATGCTTGAGTCGTTTCGGTATAGTTGAATTTGTGCTGTCGAATCGCTTGGCCCGATTTTAATATACCCGCCGCCGTTCACTAAGACGTTGCCAGACGAATCAATCGCCATTCTAGAAGTCAGCCCAGTTGTGCCACTTGCAGAAGTAAATAATTCTAGTTTGCCAGCATCATTCGCCCCGCTTCGATAGCCTTTAATTGCTGCAATAATTTCTCCTGAATTAGACAATTGAATTTGAGCGCAGTCATTGTCAGAAGTTCGTTTTCCTTCAATATTAATGACTCCTGCATTTGAAGCAGAATCGTTTTCGACTTTCAAAACAGTGTTACCACTGCCAGTGCTTTTTTTAACAATGACTCGCTCCGACTGAACTAAGTCTTGCACAAGAATTGAATTGTCACTTGGAGTTGCCGCACTTGTGCCAATTCGAGCACTCGTACTGTTAAGCTGAACAATAGGCTGAGTCTGTATAACTCCTGTCGCTGTAGCAGTTCCATCTGCGGCTCCTGCTCTGTCCTGCACCATCAAAGACTGAGTAGGATTTGCAAATGCGAGGTCGTAATCTGTTACTACTCCGCAAGAGTAGACGTAAAAATTGTCTAACGTAACAACATTTGAAGCCGACATATCTCCAAGATTAATGTAGCAACCCGTTGCTGACTGTGCTGTAAATTCAACTTCCTAAGTAGTTAAAGAAGTCGTCAAAGTTGCAAATTCTGAAGTAGCTACTCCATTAGCAATCCGTAATTTAACACCAGCCGACCCGCCAGCATACTTAGCATCAATCTTGACTTTGTACTTTTTGCCAACAGTTAAATTTGTTGTCAAATCCGTTGAGTCTTTTAAATAGTTATAAGCTCCTTGGACATTATCCACATAAGTGATAACCAACTGATTGCTTGTATTGGCAATTGTATTGTTGCCATATTTTACCCAGCCGTAAGTTGATGTGCCAACGAACGTAGATGCATTAGCGTCAACAAGTGATGTCTGACTGCCGTACTGGTCTGCAAACGGAACGTCAGCACGTTGATAAGCATTATCTACTTCTGCTTGCGTGAGTGCTTTGTTGTAGAATCGGCAGCGGTACAAAGAAATAGGTGTTCCCGTTGCACCGGGGCCAATAGAAAGAGCCGAACAACTGTCTATATTATGGCCTGTTCCTATTGTTTGGGTCGCAACTTGATTTCCGTTGTCATATAAAACTGCCGCCGTGCCGTCCACTGTGACAACTAGGTGGTGGACATTGTTATCGTCTAATATTTGAACGCCAAATTTCTTCCAAGAGGTTTGGTCATAAATTGCTATTTCCGAGTCATTGCTTCCGAAAATAAATCTTCCGCCAGTATGGAAGTCGATAAAATAACAAGAAGCATTCCAGTCGCTTGAGCTTACCACTAATTCAAACGAAAACTTGCTGCCCATATCGGGAGGCGTAGCGGTAAAATTCCCCGCCGCCCCATTAAAGTGCAGTCCTTGCCCGTCAGAGCTATTGATTAGCTCCCGTATTATCTCGCCGCCGCCTGCCGATCCGGTGACGTTAATTATGTTGGCTATTCCCATCGTTTATTCTCCCAGTCTGCCGCTGTAGGCAATATTCACTTTGCCGGTTCCTGATTTAGTACAAAAAGCCAACCCGCCAGTGTACCCCGCAAATGTAATAACTCCACCAGTGCCATCTTCGTCGGAAGTGCTACCGGCTAAAATTCCTGTATAATTACCACTCGCAGTTGTGCAAGTCGCAGAATCCGCATCAGCGGTTAGGCGATAAAAAACTGGTACAGTTCCAACATTCTGCAATAGCAAAAATGCGGGAGCGGACTCAGTCTTTAGTGATGCGTTACTCGGCACAGTGTTACTTGTTGTAACACTGAGTTCCTCGTTTGTTGCCGCTGAAAAATTAGCTAGTGTATCGTTCTGTCTTGCCATGTTTTATAATCCCCAAATCTTTTTTACTTTTTGCCGGGAGTATTCACTCTTCCAGCCTTTCTTTGAGTTTTCTTGTCGGTGGTATCCATCTTTCATCATCTGCTTCTGAGACGGTGCTTGCTTCATACCTCCAATGGCGAAACTCGTAGGAACCTCAACTTTCGCCCAGGTTCCTGTGCCATCACTAAAATTATCGAGATCAGATGAGACCAAAAATTCTTTGATCTCACCTGTCTCGTGATTCTTAAACTCAACCAGTGGCATTAATCAGCTTTGTAAACTGGTATCCAATATTGAACTCCGTTTATACTACACAAAACGCCTTCAATATCAGTTGCACCTGGAGTCAGTCCAGTTACAGCATATTTAGTTAGGTTAGTGCTTCCGTCTTTGTCTGCACCATCTACTTTAGCGTTTGTGAACTCCAAAAATGGAGTAGCAGAACCTGCTGTGCTTGTGTCACCGTTGTCTGCTTTTATTGCAATTGGTTCCTGACCACTATTACCGCCTTTTAATCGGCGGCCTTGCATTGGGTTACCTATATTTTTAGTACTCATTTATAATCCTTGTGCCTGATCTAATTCTTGCATGGTCGCAATCATCTCATCTCTGGATGGTGCTTCCACCTCAACTGATTCTTCCACGACCTCTTCTTCCGGGTATGCTGGTTCACCGTTAACAGTTTCCATTCCAACTGTTGCATACTCGTCTCCAAGTGATTCAACAGATCCTTCAATGGTAAAACTGACGGCATCTCCCACTTCTGGAAGAACCATCACACCTTCTTCGTCTGCAATTTGCAGTGAGGTAATTGGTATTTCTACTTTTGGCATAATTAAAAAGTGACTGGGAGGCTATTAACCCCCCAGTCAAATTGATTAGCTATAGTTAGTGACCGAGTAAATGTTCACTGCATGATTGCCGTTTAGTATGGAAGATCCATAGTAAAACTTGAAACCAACAGTAGTGAACTGAGCCAATGGATCAGTTTTGTCTGGTCCTTGAGCAATGATCATCTTAGGTGAGTAAGCACTCATTGTTGCTAGGTTCACACCACCATATGCCTGATCACCCACAACAAATGTGGAGTACTTAGTACCAGCAGCATTGTAGGTGCGTTGAGTGTTCTGCCTGTATGGGTTAGTTGTGGTCACCACACGACACCCGGCATACCGTCCTGCTTCACCTTTGAACAACTGATCTGGTGCACCGTACTTGCTTGCTTCCAACCAATCATCATCGTTCATCAAGTCACGAGCAACTTCTGGAGCCATGATAGCAGTGAAGTAACCGTTTGATGGACGAGCGTTGTTGACTCGTAGATTTGTGCAAGCATCAAGAATGTCTAATGCGGTCATTGCATCATCAGTGCCACCAACAGTAGCATATGATGTAGCTGCACCAGCATAACGTGCTTGAGTTGCAGAAGAATCACCAAGTGTGTTGCGTAGTAATTCGTCAACTTTTAGTGCTGCATCTTGTCCATTTTGGACAGTTGCTTGCTCCATCGTGTTGAACAATTCCACATTACTCAATAAATCCGAAATTGTAACTGTTTGTCCAAATTGAGCTAGACTTACGTCCACAGTTTCCATTGACAATTGCTTGGAATTACCAAGTGTAACTAATGTGCCTTCAGTCATTGATTGCACATCAGTAGTTGCTGCTTCCGGGTAACGGAAAAACCGTACTGCCTTATGCCCAGCTTTTGCTGGGAGAGGTGCTTTGTAGGCAAACTGATCCAAGACAATTGTCTTTAGAGTTTGCTCTAGTAATTTCTTATCAAAATAATCTTGTAGTGTTGACTGCGGTCCTGCTGTTGATGACCCCGTAGTCGAGAGTGTTGTTCCTGCCATATTGTTTTATTTTAATTTGCGAACATGCCAACACCTGACTCGTCTGCACTTTGCATCGCTTTAACTAACTCCGCCCGTTGTTTTTCCACGGGAAGATTGCTAAATGATTCAACCTGCAACACGTTGCCGGGTTGGCTACCGTTCAGTGTTAATTTCTCTTCGTACTCAGCAACTTGTTTTTTTAAGTCGCTGACCTGTTTTTCCAGATCAGAAGATCGGTTTGCTCTGAGATACATTGCCGCCGCTTCGACGGCATCTGTGATCCCATCCGGGTATTGAGTCAGTACAGGCTTTTTCTCCAATAATTGGCCAACTTTTTTGAACAGTTCGCTGTCTTGATCATTCAAGTCTTTGTGTGCAGAAGTGGCTTGTTTCCAATTTGTATCCCACTTGGACACAAAATCAGCCTGTTGTTTCTTCTGCTGCTGTTCATTTGCAGCTTGCCTAGCTTGCTGTGCTGCTTTTCGTGCTGCCTCAGCATTAGCGTGATCGCCTTCATCCTCAAATTCCTGAGCCACTGACTCATACTCATCAGGTGAAAAACGACTGTTATTGGTGCGTTGTTGGATCTCTTCCAGATTTTGCTGGTGTCCATCCTCATACGCTTTCTTCCTCGCATCCAACTCTTCTCGTTCTTTCTTCAATGCAGCTTTTGCATCATTGACTTCACGCCAAGATTTGTTTGCTCGGTCCTGTGCTTTTTTAGCCCTAGAATACTTGGATTTGGGTTGTTCCTCCTCCTGAGTTTCCTCTGGCTTTTCCTCTCCCGGTTGTTCCGGTGCTTCTTCTCTGGGGGTGTCTTCCACTTTGGCAGACTCCGTGTCAGGTTCCTCGACCTGCGGCATCGAGGTAGTGTTCGCAGTTAAATCGAACGCGCTGTCATCAGCTTCCGCCAATGCTTGTAGCAATTGCTCGCGCTCGTTATCCACCGTGACTGGTGCTTCTGTTTTAGCCTCAGACATAAATTAATTTGCAGTCTGTCTTAACCATTCTAGGTCATCGGTTACTCCTGTAACCTCTTCATCAGGTTGTGATCTGATTGTCGCTAGACCATCTAAAGTGGCTAGTGCAGATTTAAAACCAAATGCTTGACCTGTCTTGTATGACAAATCTGCTGGAGATGAGATTAATCTATCACAATTAGTGATGTGCAAGTTTCTCAGGTGTTGTTGCAATGCAGCACCCGTCTCTGATTTTAGGAATTGCTGCAATTTTACAGCATGTTCATTTGACCACTCAGGCGGGTTGACCCACTGGGGCACTTGCCGCAATGTTCTCAACGCCCCCAGTATTCTCCTCAGTTTGTTCAGCATTTTGTTGTGCTTGTTGCGCTACTGCTTGTTGCATCTGCGCGAATAAATTCTTTAATTCAACTTCCATCTGTCTCCCGGCTTTTGGATCTTTTTCTTTTAAAGCTTCTAAATGTTGAGCGATATGTTGCTCCAACATTTGTCCTTCTGCTGGCTCAGGTTGTGCTCCTGATTGAGATCGATTGTTAATATAGTTTACAACTGTCTGAATGTGCACAGCGTCATCGTCTGATTGTTTAACTACTGCTGGGAAACCTAGTCTGAGGAATGTAATCTCGTTGGCTTGGTCTTCTGCCTGGGTGGCTTGTTGATCCATTGGATCTTGATACAAGCGTTTGACCAATGTGGCATCATCTGACTCAAGAATAGTTTTCCTAAGTTGTCCTTGATTGATAAATGGATCGTTAGCAAACATCTGGAATCGAGTTATTGCTTTCTGCATTAACAGTTGCTTATTCACTCCATCCGCTGATCCAGTTGGCTGAATGCCATAATTCTCGTGCAGTGCCTCTTGAGGTATCTCTTGTGCAGTGTCTAAATACCAATAATCCAAAGAAGTCTTGTCGTACTGAAGCAGAATAGACCAACTCATGCGGTACAGTTTACCTAGTGCTAAACGGAATATTCGCATCCGCAAATCACTGCTCTGCTGGTACAAACCTCCAATAGCTTGAATCTCGGTTGCGGTCCTTCTCTCAGTATTCTGTAGTGTTTGAGTTAGACCAAAGTCTGGTGTGGATACTCGATTCTGTGCCAATTCCCGCATGATGTTCATCTGAGTATCAAAAGAAATTGGAGGAGATTGATGTGCAACTGGTTGTATTCCAAATGGTAAAATGCTGCCAGGAGTCATTCTGAGATTACCCGTATTAGGCATATCTCTCTCAGCGCGAAACAGTGGTCTGTTTGCCAGAGTCATAAAATCATTTTTGTCATTAAGAAGCTTTGTTAGATCAGCTTCCATGGTTGCTTGAAGCTCAACGACACCTCTGGCTGAGTAGAATCCGGGATCTTTTATTTCGTAATGAAAAGCTATGAATGGAGGTTTGCCATGGTTATACGGCATTTTCATTGTAGGCCTAAGATCAATATCAGGCTGAGTAGGTGAGAATGTGCAAATGCACCACTCCCCAGTCTTGTCATCGCGGAAATAAACCTCCCAAACAATGATCTTTGATTCATCCGTGAATGTTAGTCCTTCACGTTCAAATCTGGTGTACTCAGTATCCATATCCCCAGCGTCATTGTTATAACTGCCAGAAATCTGTTCAATTACCTCTGGGTCCTGATTTAAGTGTTTTTGCCGTTTGTACGAATCAACTGAGTAAACCGAAATGTGACACATTCTGTCCGCTTCCTCTAGACTTCTAGTCCAGCTAGGAACGACAAAGTGCTGTGGTTCAATCGAGTAATAATTTAATTTTTTTGACTTAGTATCCCACAGGACCTTGATTATCCCATTACCACTCATAAGCATGGCATCGACAGTACTTAGGATCTCTGTTTCTAAATTAGTCTTTTGCTTGATTCTGTGATCAAACCATTGTGCAGCAGCAGTTGTGTATTCTGCAACCTGTGGTGTTGTAGGAACAAACTGAGCAATTAAGTCCGTAGCAAATAACTGCTGGAAATAAGCAGGTTTTAGTTCGCTGATTGTAGTGTCTACTAGTGGGAAATGTACATCTGATGCACCGGGCCAAGGCTTGTTTTTTCTCCTCAGTCCATGGTGGCGCATCTCATAAAACATGCGTTGCCTGGTATCCCAAACGCTACGATCAGCTAAGTCCTGGAGAATCGATGCGTTTAAATCGTCACGAGATTTCATATTGTAAAATCATCTTCCTCATCTTCTTCCTCGTCATCTTCGAGGAGATAACCCATTGCCTGTAATGACATCAGACATGAATACATCTGAAGACCACCTATGAGTGTTGCATCGTCTAAATCAAATTCTTCCTGATAGCGATCCACCAGTTTTTCAATGTCCGTGCAGAAACACTCCAATTGGTCTTTCATTTTCATAAAAAAAGACGCACCCATTTTTGGTGCGTCCTGCTACTTTTATGCAATTTTTTTAGGCGTTGTTAGTTGCGTATGCTGCCTTTTTCCAAATCTTTCTCATACTGGATTATTTGCTCCAAACAATCTTCAACAAACAATTTAGCCTGTGGAGATGCCATATATGCGTCCTGAAAACCTCTCTCATTATCAAGAATCAGTCTCTTCGTCGCGTCCAGCTTGATCGGTGTCCTGCATCCGTTTCCTAATCCAATCACGCTTATCATCAGCGCGATCATTAATGTCTGCTTCCAGTTTCTCTTTTTCAGATTTTTTACCATAACTTAATAATTCTTTTAATAATTCAAGTACTAACCTGACAATCTGCATTACGCTCATCCTGTGTTTAATCCCATGCTTTCTCTTAGTTTACTGTCATCTGTCCATTCATGCATACCTGCCTCGATAATCTCTTCCAGGCTAGGTTGATAGCGTCTATTCCACATGTATTGATCACTAAAACTAGCCAATGTCATCACAACCGCATCACCCCGGTCAGGTGAGGAGAATCCTCGTGCCTTCATCTCTTTCTTGCTTTCTAGGCTCAGTTTACCGTTCTTACTTGCTGCAACCCGTCTAGTTGTCAATTGACTATGTAATATCTCGTCATCAGGCAAAATACACTCCATGCGGTCTATTTGTCTAGATGCCTCAAACCACATCTCTGTGCCCCGGTTGACGTACTTGTCTGGATCATGTGCTCTGCCTCCAAGATTAACCTGATGAATTGGCCAACCCATCTCTGCAAGCTGATGGCACATAGGTAATCCCAGTCCACCTGCATCACCAAATATCTGCTCAGGTTTCAGTTTTGCTTTCTCAAACTCCAAAGCAAATCGGGCACAACCTGCCATAGTATTAGCCTCTCTCCATGCAATTAGCTTGGTGATCTTGTTTCCCACTCTCATGCAGAAAACACTTTCATCACCTGCTGCTGCAAAGTCACATGCTGCTACAATTTCACCACCATCTTTGGTTGGTGGACTATCTAAGCACTGCATTAGACTGTCCCATGTTATCACCAAACCTTCTCCGCTTGTCTCTTGGAACTCGCCAAAGATCATGGATCTGATCAATGGGTGATCTTTGCCCCACATCTCCATTTGCTCGTCTATCCATTCATTCTTGATATGTGGACAGTCGTAAGAAGTAACAGTGTGAAGTTTCCACCATTTCTGTTCTTTAGTGAAAATTTTATAAAACTTACCAGTAGTTCCACCTGGAGAACTCATGGCTAGGATGCGATTTGGCTGGATACGAGCCACCGCCTCAAATAGGTCAGAATCAATACTTTTACACTCGTCCAACACTATGAAAACATTGCCGTGAAAGCCTTCAAAACGGTTTGGTGAGTCAGTTGCAAAACCCAAGATCCTGCTGCCGTTGTCCATAGTCAGATCAGTCTGATTAATCGTCATGCCTAGCCCAGCTACTTTGCTGGCTAATGATCTAATCTGAGGCCACATCTGCTCTTTGACCTGCCTATACACACCTGATGTAGTGATAACTATGCTACCGGGATAG